AAAGCAAGTGACCTTTCAATCATTGAGATCAGCGTCATCTGGCGTTCTTCCATCCTGGCGAGTCGCTCTGATACGCTGGCAACTCTGTCTTTAAGATCCGAAACCTCATCAAGACTCACGACCTTTACCCTCCAAGTATCTCAGTGAAACCGCAAGATGGACAACTGCATCCACAACCTCGTCCCGATCCCGACCTTCCTCGACTATCCGCTTGATGCTTCTGTTGACAGATAGGAGATGCTTTACCTTGCCAATGTACTTTGTCTCCTTGACCATGTTGTTGTTCTCCACGGCAAACTTTAACGCCTCCTTGAAACAAGCGTATTCCTGCCCCGTCATTAAGAAACGCAAACTCAAATTGGTCAGCCACATGGCGATGCGTTTCATTTGACATTACCAGCGTCCGTGGCTGCTCCCATATCGGAATAACGAGGCAGTACATTATTATCCGCTGTCTTTGGCGAGCAGGAGCAGAGCAAGAGAGCCAAGATGAGTAGGGGCATTATTGTACGTCCAATAGCCAATGTGTTGATTGAAGAATAGCAGAAGGACTTGCTGTAGGAGATGAAGAAGAATTTGAGCAATGAATCTCTGGACCAAATCGATTTGTGCTTGTGTCGTTTGTTGGTCCACCAGTAAGAGTTAAAAGAGGTGCTTGCCCAATGTTAATGTTTGGATTTATGGATGAGTCTGCGCCATAAAGATAAATGTTCCCAGCCCCATCGGATTCTATTACAACACCAAAGAATCGGTTATCAGATGCGGCAAGTCCAAAGCCATTTGTAAGCGTTGTGTAGGAAGTCGGAGTTAAATATGAAGCATTAAATCCAATCAGTCTTGCCTGGATAACGCTAGATTGAAGCGCAAATTCTACACCAAATCCTTTTATTGTAAGCCCATTTACTCCAGCTAAAGGGGCATCAGTAGCATTTCCAGTACCACCAAATACCATTCGGATTACCGAATTGGTGCTTGCAAGATACATCATTCCGCCAATTGAAAATCTAATTCTTTTTGAATAGTCTATTTTACCTGCGCTTGCCGTCATCAATGCCGCAGTTGGGTCTTGGTAGCCTACTTTAGATGTCCCATTTGCGGCGCTTCCAGCATTAACATTTATGTTAAAACCGCCAGTATTCCCTACAGAAGCCACGCCGCCTGCTCCAGTTGTTTTGGTGTACGAGCCAGCCAATCCGACCCTATACATTTTCATTCGCCCAGAAGCGAAAAGGAAATTATCTATGTTGCTAGGATTCTTAACGAGAGGCATAGCCTACTCCTAACTGAGTGTCGTCACTTCAGCAGTTCCAGCGGTAGCAAAGATACCGCCAATCAATCCAGTATAGTTGAATGGAACTTCGTAATAGTCTCCAGCACTTAGCCTTACTGTGAAAATTGATGTACTGGCAGTTGCTGTTCCTAATAAAACGTGGAGGTTGCCTGGGCCAGAATTGAAGATCGTGCATCCAAGCCTGCCAGTGCTTGCCGTTGCAATCGTGCCGTAGCTGGTGGAAGTAAAGTCGGTTGGACCAGTTCCGCCAGTTGTGGCGTTGGGTATACGCACGCCATCGGCAACGTCAGCCTGGAGCGTTGTGACCAATGCCTCAAGTTCGGTTAGGTTGGCGTTGATTGATAAGCCAGTTCCGCCAGAAAGCGGGCCAAGGCTCTCAATAATCGTGTTCCACTGGCGGCCCATTTTAGGACTCCTTAATCTTTGCGAGCGTAAATTGCCATCGCACCGCCAGTTAGAGCAACTTGGTCGATGTCACCGTAAACGGTCACACCAGCTGCGTAGGTTGCGGAGGTTGTAGCACCACTGATAACAAGAGTAGCTGTGGATTGAGTAAGGGCAGTTACCGCATCGTAGCTTCCAGTATTCGTGGAAGCTGACGATGCAATAATTGTCCCACCATTACCAAGCGTAAGGCGAGATAAGAGTCGCATACAATTAGCTATGTAGTGCGATTCTGTAAGGCGTGCCGTTGAGCGTAACGTTCAAGGACGCAGGGGCTGTTGCAACTGTGTTAACAGTGCCACCGCTGGAGCTTGCCGTAAACTCAATTACGTTCTCAAAGGGCGTACTCACAATTCTTACAGTTTTATTCTTAGCCTTAATCGGGCTGCGAAATAACTCATTTGACATATTTTTTTCTCCTTAAAGTCGCACGTTTGATGCTATCTGGCGTGAACTGACTTTTGAATCTACTGCCAAGCTTTTGTTCCTGGCGATAGTACCCCTTCATTAAGTTTGTTTGATTGACTCCCAGCGGGTTGTCGAGGGGTTCGCCAACCCCCACTAGGCTCAATCTTTGAGGGACGGTGAATCGTTTAAGGTAACGAGGGACAGAATCCCTTTCGGCCACAGCCTTTTCCAGTTCGACAACTTTCCCATTTCTGGTGTCCTCGTACTGGTAAACAGGCATTAGCTATAGTTTTCCTTATCCGACTCCTCGGCCAGCTTCATCATACGGTCTTCTTCGGACTCTTCGGGTTTAGCAGATTCTTCTTCGGGTTGTTCAGCCATAGCGTTGTTTACACGCACCATAGCCACACCACCTTCGATTTTCTCCACTACACCTTCCAATTCCACCATATCTCCAGCTTCTGGTGTGGCGTTTTCTTCGCCTTCACCTAGCTCAAACATAGAGATCGGCAATTTTACCAATCCTTCTTTCATAGCTGGTTTCTCCTTAGTGGAAGAGGCTGGGGAGGTTTTACCCTCCCCAGCTTTCCGAGGACCCATACCAATGACTAGCATGGTTCCCATTTAATTATTAGCTGTAGTTGGACTTCGCAACGATGACTCGGAAGAACCGAGGATCGAGTTGCTTGGCCGCGTAGAACGTCTTGAAGGACGCAACAACGCGCTGTCCATAAGGATCGCTCTTATCAGCAGCATCAAGGATCGTGACCTTCGGAGCGAAGGGCGAGCCAGAGGCGGCCAATGAGGACAAGCTAGGAACACCAAACGCGCCACCACCGAGGAGGACGTTGGCGTAACCAGTGTTAGGACCAGTTGTTCCTACGCTGTTTTCAGCGATACCAGAGGCGGAGGTATTGAAGGTCTGGACGTTGGTCGAAGAGATGACCGACACGCCAAACAATTTACCAGTCTCACCTTTGAAGATTTGGTCGGGGGCAGAGTAGCTCGACACCTTCAACCAATCATCGTCCTGCTGTAGATCACGGATAACGGCAGGATGCGCGACAAGCGCGTAGCCGTCCTTGATCTTAGGAGCGCGGGCGATGAACAACGAAGTCGCACCATCGAGCAAGTCGGTGGCGGTCATTGCGCTGTTAGCAACTGACGAGGTAGCCCAGGTCGTGCCGTTAGTCGTGTTCTGAGCATAACGGGCATACGATTTGGTGGCTACGCCAGTACCAGTGCTGGTCGAGGAATCCTGCACCAACGCGCGGTGACAGAGGGTGTCAGCGTGGAGGGCGGCATCTTCGCCGAGTTGTTTGGTGGCCTGTGCCAAGTGCGAGAACAATTCGGTTGCGAGAACAACATCCGTTAGGATGATCTTGCTTCCGTATTGTACAAGCGTGGCTTCCACTGAGGACAACGTGAGATCACGCTCGTCACCAGAAGAAGGAGTCGTTCCTTCCGACAAAGCGGAGATCGCAGTGATGCTGGGATCGCCGAAGCGGAAGAACCGAATCGTTTTGTTTCCACCCGTTTTGGTCGGGTAGGGGGCTTTCATTGCGAATTGCTCCATTTGGAGCAATGGGATTGCACGTTCCAATAACGCCTTCGAGAAGTACGTCTGGAACTGTGCGCTGACTGAACCAGTAGTTACCATATAATTAAGTATCCTTGTTTGTTATGACTACTCAACCTCTGTCAACTTCGCTTGCCATTTTCATCAATTCACGTTCTTGCTCATCGAGCGTTAGTTCGTGAAAAGCTTTAGTCTTGGCAGGACCTTTGGGTTGACCTGACGCTGGAGTAGTCGCTTTTCTGAGTTGAGAAAGTTCTTTCTCATACTCTGCAACCTTTTTCGACAAATCGGAGGCGGACTCCGCTTTAAGCTTAACCTTGGCAATTCCAACCGCATCCTTGATTCCCGCTGGGTAATTACGCAGGATTGCATGGTTTTGCAACATTTCCGTTACGGCTTTATACAAAGGAGTAGTTGAGTCTTTGAGTTCAGGGTTTGCGTCAACCTCTTCCATCAGATT